AACCCTACCCATTTCCACCTTTGAAAAGATTGAGCAAAACCCTACCCATTTCCACCTTTGAAAAGGTTGAGAAAAACCCTACCCATTTCCACCTTTGAAAAGATTGAGCAAAACCCTACCCATTTCCACCTTTGAAAAGGTTGAGAAAAACCCTACCCATTTCCACCTTTGAAAAGGTTGAACAAAACCATACCCATTTCCACCTTTGAAAAGATTGAGCAAAACCCATTTCCACGTTTGAAAAGGTGGAGCCAAACCCTACCCATTCGTCGATTCTAAATGTATAAAATATATACATAAAAGATTTGTCATATAATATATAATAGCATAATATCATGCAAAATTGCAAATGTTCTTCTCAATCCAGTAAATATTGTATTGATAAAAAATGTAAAAATTGTTGCGAAAACATTAAATGTACACGCCATGGCACACATTATTGTAAAGATTGTGAAAAATTACTTGATAATACTAATAAAAGACATATACTATCACGTAAATGCAATAAATGTTTGAATAAACATTTGATGTGTACAGTTTGTAATAATGAACGTTATGATAATAAATGCTCATTTAAGCATTGTAAAAAATGTTGTAAAGAGGAACTATGTAATATACATTTGAATGTAAACAACTGGTGTAAACAATGTAAAACATATCAAAAAATATGTAAAAACAATAATTGTGTAAATTGTTATTGTAATAATAATGACTGCACAATACATTACACAAACTGTAAAAATTGTACCACTTTTATAGAAAAAAAGAAATGTAAACATTGTAAGGAGTGTTGTAAAAATGTTAAATGCTATTATCATTTTATACAAGATGAAGATATCACTAATAAATTATTGAACAATTACAAGTTTACATTATATGGAATAAAAAATTTACCAGTATGTATCATTGATAAAATTGTAGATGATTTTCTGGATGTAATAGAAGAATGTAAAGAATGTCATTACAAGTTCTCATCATTTGAAGAATGTTGTTCTGCTGGGATTGTTTTTTCTTGTGAAAATTGCAAGAAATACATATGTGACAATTGTGTTATGGAACATTCGAGATATTACACAATAGAAAGATACTGTAAAGATTGTTACGAGAGTTCAACAGACGACGATGACATTGACGTCGATAACGATGACTACGAATATTATGATGATGATGACAGCGACGAATATCACGATTACGATGGATAATATATAATAAAATTGACAAGATAATACAAAATACAAATTTAGTACACAAGTAAAATGAACACTAGTGAAACAAATATCACGTTGAATCCATTATTAGAACAATCCACACCTGAAGAGAAAAAAGAAAATTTAACAGCCGAAGAAAAATTTAAATTGATGAAAGAAATAGAAATTAAAACTGAAAATAAAATGAAAGAGCTTTATCAAAGTGGCCAATTGCTACCTCCATTACCAATTGCTTTAGGCGCAATAGATATAACTCCTGAAGTAGGTAAACAACAAATGAATCTATTAGAAAAAACTATGCAGATTGGAGCGGATGAATTTAAACAAAAAATGGGTAGGAATATGACTTATTCAGAAATGAGAATGATGTTTGGTTAAAAATTTACAAAAATAAAATATACTCTATATTTACATAAAATGAATATGTGTAAATATAAAGATGCACTTGGTATTCCTGGAAAAGGAATTCACTCATATCGTCTATTTGGCGTGGCTATAATGGATGTTATTATGACTATAATTGGAGCATTTATATTCTCCTTTTTTTTCAAAACGAATTTTGCATATACATTAATTACCCTCTTTTTGTTGGGCATATTTTTACATAGAATGTTTTGTGTAAGAACAACTATTGATAAACTTTTATTTCCAAACTAAAAATCACTTGATTCGAAAAATATATCATGATTACGCGAAATATGTCGTTTAGGTATTAATGCCGCATCATCGTCTCTTTTTGCTATATTTTTAGAAGTATTGGTAACATTGGTATTGGTAACATTGGTATTGGTAACATTGGTATTGGTAACATTGGTATTGGTAACATTGGTAATTGTATTTAAAACACTCGCGTTCGTATTAGATGTTTCTTTTAATGTAATCACGGGTTTATTACCATTCTTATAATCATAAATTTCAATAACATTTTTAACTATTTCGCTTCTTTCAATGTCTTCATTTTCTAATCGAACCAATTTAATTAAACGAGTGTTGTTATAATTTTCGAACCTAGAAATAAAATCATGTAATCCATTTTCTTTTACAAAATCAGTTTGGTTTAAATCACCTGTAATCACCATTCTACTATTTACACCCAATCGTGTTACCAACATTTTCATCTGATTTGGCGAACTATTTTGCATCTCATCCGCTATAATAAAGGCATTTTTAAATGTTCTTCCACGCATAAATGCTAACGGACAAATTTCTATTTTACCATTATATAGCATTAAATCTAGTTCCGATTTGCTATAAAATTCTAGAAAAATATCAAAAATAGGCTTGGTCCAGGGGTCCATCTTCTTTATAATGTTACCTGGCAGAAACCCTATTTCTTCTTCAACGGTTACCATAGGGCGCGTTATTATTATTTTGTCTATTTCTTGCGTCTTCATTTGTGTAATAGCCTTTTGACAAGCAAATAGCGTTTTTCCGCAACCAGCCGGACCTGTCGAAATAATTATCTTGTTTGATTCGTCATTTAAATAGTTAAAATACGCTCCTTGATTCACCGTTTTTGGCTGATATAAATATGAAAACGACCCTTTCGATTTTTTCATAAATAATTGTAATCCGCGCGAGTTCTTTTTATTAGCTAAAAAGTTAAACGTCTCCACATTTATAAACAACAAAAATAGCGTACATAAACTATAAATATTCATAATATATACTTATTCTTAAATTATAACTATATATCTAACTCATTTCCATTATAATATTATCTTCATCGGTGTCATTTACATCATTATCCTGATCAACCAGGGTGTTTTCTAAAAGTATTATTTTTGTATTTTCACTAGTGTTATCATGTGTAAAATGTTTTTTCTTTATTTGAAAAAAACGTCGATATTTTTTTACACCTTCTAAAGTATAGCCATCCGCTTTTCGAATGGGCTCCATTTTATAGTGATAAACGTTCAAGATTTGTCTTACTAAGTTCAAAAGAGGCCATTTTTGAGATTTATCGGCGTTTTTTTGCAAACTAGTCATAAAAGAAGAACTGTAATTTTTCTTTAATTCTGGTATTTTTGTTTTTACCTGGTCGTATATCGTGTCTGATAACAATGTTTCACGAGGAATAATCAACCCATCTATATCTTTTAATTCATCGAATTCAAAACCTATTATTTTTAATATTTGTTTGCTGTCTTCTTCCATAAATAAAAAAAGTATTTTAATTTTGTGAATCTAACAAAATGATATACAAGAATGCAAATTTCTAGATGTTAAATTCTGGAATACTATAATTTTCTCCGTCCTTGACATACTTGGCAATTATTTTGGGGTTTATTTTGTTACTAATAATGTCTTCTGCTTGATAAACATTATTATTTTTATCGATATAATATACGATTCCTTGGATATCTTGTGCATATACCTCGATTTTTTGAGTAGTATTTTTATTTTCATTTTGTGCGTCTATGATTCCATGAGGCGTGCCCTTCAAATGAGTACCACAATATTCGCAACCATCCTTTTTACGTCTAGTGCATTGTTCATTACTGGCTCTTTTTGCACAACAACGGTCAAATATAGGGACAAAATTTTTTACACGTTTTCTTTTTTGAAAATCTTCTTTAATAAACGCCAATCTATCATAATCATAAATATATTGAAGTAATTGATTTACTTGTTCATTTTTGGTCATACCCATTTGACTAGCTTTTTCGCGAATATTATCCTTAAAGCTCGTAATATAAGTTTCAACCTTTTTGTTTAAACGTCTTTCCATATTGTTTTATTATATATATTATATTGTCAACTCTTTAGTTCAATTTTTTTTATATATACAAAAACAACTTAAAGAAAACCTATGCAAAAAAATTGATAATTATGCTCACCCAAGAGGTGATATGAAATAAAAATGACATTTCTAAATTATATTTTATTTCGATTAGTTCTTTGTTTGTTTCGTCGAGTTTTTTCAATTTATTATTGATATTTTCAGCTAATTTACAACAAGATAAAGGCGGCTCTTTGGGAGTATTATGATGACAATAACGTTTAGCAAAACTTGTATATTTTATTATATTTCGTAACATAAATATAATAATATTCGTGAAATAGGCTTTATATGTGTTTTACACGTTTTATCAAATGATGTGTGATTCAGAAATGTTACTTTCAGGGATGACGAGTTCTTCATTTGTTTCATTTTTATCCTCTACTATAGTCACTTCTTCAACTGTGACTGCTTCTACTACTTCTGGTTTAACTTCTTCGACGGCAGGTGCTTCTTCAACTGTAGGCACTTCTTCGACTACTGTGGCGGGCGCTACTTCAACTGTTGGTGCTTCTTCGAGTACTGTGGCGGGCGCATCTTCAACTATTGGTATTTCGATTGCTGGTATTTCTAGTACCACACCAATCACATTTTCTTCCATACAAGCTTCATTGCTATTGTCGTCGTGTATTTGATTCGGATTAATAAATTCATTAATATTTAAAATGTTATCTGTTTGTGTGTCATTGTTTATTTTAATATTTTCCAAACACAACTCTTCCCTCGAGTCATCTATAAGTAACCCTATATTTTCATTTTCATTTTGATTTTCTTCTTTACCAATAGTACTGTCACTTTTCGAACCCAAATCATTTAAATCAGTATGTGATAATTGAGGGTCTATTATATTGGTTTGATTTAACTTGCATATTTGAAACATATTCGACATTTTTGATACATTGCTCTTAATGATATCTTTTAAACTTCTTTTGGATTCGATAGAGCTATCAGTTCGGTTTCTATTTATAATGTTAGTAACTAATATATTCGATAGAGTGTTACTTGTAGTGGAACTGCCTGGAGAAGTTGGTCTATAGTCGTTATTGTCTGTCAAAATACTTGAAACAGAATCTCCTGTCAAGCTACTTTCTTTATCCGACTCCACATTAAAATCAGAATTTAACGACATATGAAACACATGGGCATTGTGTTTATCCTTTTTATTCTCACTATTCGGTTCACTCTTATTTACCGGTTTATCACCCAATAAATCTTCAAAAAAATCTTCGCTATTGTTTTTATCCATACTTTCATCAAATTTGACATCATTGTTAATATGAGTATGCATCAAATGAATTTTATTACTAAAACGCTGTAAATATTTGGTGTGCATTTTATGAAAAAATTCAATATACGTAATAAACATGCCAATTTTCTCTCGTAAAACAACAATATTAAATGTAAATGTGGTAATAAAATTGTCAATATTCAAACCTATTCTCTGTTTACCTTTATGTATCGCCAATTCGTTTTCTTTATTATCCAAACTCGCCATTAAAATATTTAATAAATTCAATATATTTTCATGTATATCCAATATGGTCTCGAACTTGTAATCCTTATACGGCTCTAAATCTTTATACACAGGATAATTGTTTACTTTAACAATATCAGTTATTTTTTTATCGTCAATATGTGTCAAAATATACTCTACAATGATTTTGTGTAGTTTAAAATATTCACAATACATCCGGTTATTGATTGCCAAAAATAATCGTTTCATATCGTCATATTCAATATCTATTAATCTACTCTGGAAACGAAACGAATCTAACCCAAAAACAAACATATCGTTTTTACTGCTTTGTATAAATTCCGCATAAAACATCTTTAGTTTATCAATTCTGACTTGCAGTATGTCGAAAATATTTTTAACAGTATTTCGAATACTAATTATATTGTTAAATTCGCCCTTTAATTTCACAATTCTAGTCTCCATAATAAAGGAAAAGAATTAAAAATCGGAGTTTGAATTAAAAAATTTGGCTGATTCTTTTTATTGCGTTAAAATATATGGAGGATAATTTGAGTGAAAAAGGGGGCGATATTTTAGAACTTGAAAAAACGACTGAAGTAGAATGGACCCCTGAGCACGAAACGATTCTGATTGAATGGGCGGATAAAGCCATGTGTTATAGATGGCTTCATTCAAAATCGAACGCGTTATATTCCAGTTTAAACGCATGGTATACAATTCCAGTTATCGTAATATCTACTCTCACAGGGACGGCTAATTTTGCACAGGAGCGCGTTCCACTTGAATACCAAAATTATTATGTAATGGTGGTAGGTGGATTCAATATTTTAGCAGGTATTATAACAACGATTCAACAATTTCTTAAAATTACACAATTAAACGAGGCGCATCGCGTGAGCAGTATTGCGTGGGACAAATTTTATCGCAACATTAAAATCGAACTAGCCAAACATCCATCAGAGAGAATCGATGTTAGGCAAATGGTTAAAATGAGTAAGGAAGAATTTGACCGTTTAATGGAAACCAGTCCCAATATTCCTGAAAAAATTGTGAACCAATTCAAAAACAATTTCAATGCTCATAATGCGTTTGATAAAATTGTGAAACCTGAAATATGTGACATTTTAATTCCTACAAATGAATACCGAAATCCTTGGTATAATGATGAAAACCGTGCTAAAGTTATGAACGAAAATCTTAAATCTCAATTAGAAAAACAAAATAAAGTAAAAAGAACGAATGAAAACAACCGAAAAATGGTTTTAGACTTTATCAATTTATTTATTAGTTTAAATAATCGTGAGCCTATGGAAACAGAAATCATTGACAATTTAAAAGACAAATTGGACATCAATACAGTTAAAAAAATTGTTGAAGACAATAAATTCTTAAATGTTAAAATGAATAATGAACTAAATGATGAGTTTTCAAATATCAATTTAGTATGATGAAATTATTTAGGTCTTATGTTTTCGGATAATCATTTGGCAATACTAAAATACACAATATGATAAAAATATAAAATAAAATATAGATGCCATAGGTATCCTGGCCTACTCCATAAAAAGTAAGTATTTGGGTTAAACTATAAAAAAATAAGATTGACAAACCTATTAATGTGATTGGATTCATTTCTATACTATTGTTTTAGATTATTTTACATGAAAATTATGTTATTTGCTATTTTGATTTATCAAAAACTATAAATCAAAATATAATCATATAACTACATAATCATATACCTACATAATCATATAACTACATAATCGTATACTCGCTGACATCTTTTGTTAGACTTCTTTTATCGATATAATGATAACTCAAGGGAATTTGCTGTTTATATTCTTTCACCACCAATACAGGATTTTCTAGCATGATTCCATTATCTAACTCCAAAAAACTACCTAAATAAGCACTGTCGTAATCTTGCGTCCAATTTCCGTCATGGTCCGATATGCGCATGGTTAATCGTTCCATATTTTGATCAATCGTTTCGTCCTGCAATCTTTCCGCCTTTATGTCAGATGCATCATTAGGGTCATTTGGATTATTTTCAATAAATTTCGTATTTCCTACAAATACGGCAAACCTTACAATGCCGCCATTGGTTAATTCGCCGCATTCTTTAAAAGCATTATGAAAATCTTTAAAATAATAATAGGGGCCTAAAATGGCGTTTTTATTCTTTTTTGGTTCGCCAAATAATAAAGTAAAATTTAGTTTATTCTCTGGTTTTCCTACATAACATACTACCGGTATTTCATAATTATTTTCATTTTTATCTAGTAAAAAACAACAGTAGTCGTTCAATATAAAAAAATCCGCTACGCTTTGATGTATGGGTATATTGCATATATGTTTGTAATTGACTATTTCGTCCATGAGAGTTAACCATAAACGGCTATTTCTATAAATATCGTTTACTTCTACCTTGCATTTGGTAAGGTTGAAAAATAAATACAAATTATTATTATAGTCCATAAACCCATCAAATTCTACGGATTCACTAAATAGTTCAATATTTGTTGCATTTAATAAACCCGCTAAATACCCCTTTGTATGCTCGATTATTTCATCAGTGTCTACATTTTTGAATAAAAGCACTTGTGGTAAGAAGAGATGCGCACTAAATGGCGTTTTGGTCAACAAAAAACGCAAAAAAGGGTATTTACCTTCGGTATTCACATCATAAGAACAAATATAAATATTATCATAACACATTGAATCTTGTGGCAATTCGGCTAATAAAAACTCCTTTGCTTTATAATTATAATAAATTGGTTCTTCTGGGTTATAATCGTCGTTATCCATTTATTATAATTAGTATTATTTTTTTAACTCGTTTTTTATGTCATTTATTTATCGATTTTGCGTTTGATGGTTTCCTTGATTTGTTCTTCGCGGCTATCGAGGACATGTTTCGTTAAATCTTCTGCCATTTTGGGGTCTGATTTATAAAAATTTTGGAGGGCTGCTAATAAGGTTTTACCGTTGATTGGCTTCTTAATTCGGTTGGTTTTATAAACTAATGCGCCGCCATTAATATCAAAACAGTCTATTTTATTAGTCTTCATAACGGTTACTAAATTCTCGGTAAGAGTTTTTTTTCGGTTATTTCTCTCCTTTATTTGCGCTTTCAATTCAGCGATTTCAGTATCCATCTTTATCCATTCTTTGATATTGTTGACCAATTGTTCTTTCGTTTCCATAATAAATAGTTAATATATTTTAATTATTTATTTTTAAATTGTTTTCCACCTTTATCCACCTTTGGGAAAGGTGGAGCCAAATCTTTATCCGCCTTTGGGAAAGGTTGTAACGAAGTAAGAGCCAAACACTATTCACCTTTATCCACCTTTGGGAAAGGTTATAACGAAGTAAGAGCCAAAACCACCTTCCACTACGTAGTAGAAAGGTTATAACAAAGTAAGACACAAACATTTATCTACCATTCACTACGTAGTAAAAAGGTTGTTACTTACTATGTCGTTTACAAGTAGACCCTGTAACAATTTTACCGCCACATGGTTTGCCTTTATTGGGACCAGATTTTAGAATTTCTATACAACCGCTCGCTACACCATCAATAATAACAGGCCCTAAAACTATATTTTCGTCTAGTACTTTTTTAAGTGCATTAGCGGTCTCTTTTGCCTTTAATTTGTCTTCCTTCGCCTTGAGTTTCGCTTCCTCTTTCTCCTTTTGTTTCGCCAATTTAGCTTCTTCCTTTTCCTTCAGTTTGGCTTGTTTGACCTCTAATTTTGCCTTGTCAGATAATTCCTTCTTATGTTTCTTAATCACCACTTTTTTATGACTCCAACAATAATAATTTTCATCACCATAATTGACCCCATCTAACATGCCATGATAATAATTAATTTGCGAGCCTAACACGAAACACTGTAAAAATTTACAATTTCCAGCATTGTTTTTATCCGTTTCTACAATATTGTTTCCACTGGGGTCAAACTGTGGATTTGGCATTATAAATTGGCAAGTTTTATAATATCCAGCCGACGAATTAAACGATTTATAATTCGGATTAATATAATTAATGCCATGTAATTTTTCTAATCCCAATTCTTCATAATACGGCAATACTTGTTTTTGTTTTTGTCGGCAATATGGACACCGAATTTCGTCCTGGTTTAAACGCCCAGAGCTGCTTTCTAATCCGTTAAATTTTTGTTTATGATTTTTAATATCTAGATAAAGAGGGATATAATTAAACTTATGACCGCATTCCATTTCAACATATTTGTCGGTTAAAGGGGTATTCTCTATAAGACACATATTCGATTCTTCGTCTATTTTTTGTTCATCATCAGAGTCATCTAGGGATTTATACAATTCAGTAAAAAAATCTAAACCGCCCTCTATTTTATATTTTAACATAATATACTATATTTTGTGTTTTATCTTTAAATTTTTTATATTAATATTAGATATAAAATATAATGTCACCACCTGAAGTTTGGGGGCCTGCAATATGGACGCTTTTTCATACATTAGCCGAAAGAATAACCGAGGAAGCTTATCCACATGTATCACCGCAATTATTTAAAATGATTGTGCGCATTTGTAAATTTTTACCTTGTCCAGAATGTTCAATGGATGCGACTAATTTTTTAGCAAAAATAAAGATGTCTGAATTAAAGACCAAATTGGATTTTAAAAATGCTTTTTATTTATTTCATAACTACGTGAATGCGAAAAAAAGGAAGCAATTGTTCAACTATTCAAATATGTATGTATACAGTAAATATAGAATCATAGATGTAGTGAATAACTTTATTGCCAAATATCATACCAAAGGGAATATGAAGCTGTTGACGGAGTCTTTTCAAAGACAGTTTATTATAAACGATTTTAAAAAATGGTTTACGGCTTCTATGAAGGCATTTGTGCCACGTGTAAATATACCACCTCAAATAACCTGTGCAGAAGAAACAAAGGTTGAAGAAAAAGTAGAGGATATTCCAGAAATATCATCTAATGACGCAATCACTAATGTAGACGCAAGTCAAGAGGTAACACCTAGTGAAGGCACTAGCTTAGAAACAGTCGCAAGCTTAGAAACAGTCGCTAGTGAAGGCACTAGCTTAGAAACCATCACTAACGTAGACGCAAGCTTAGAAACGGTCGCAAGCTTAGAAACCATCACTAACGTAAACGCTAGCTTAGAAACCATCGCAAGCTTAGAAACCATCACTAACGTAAACGCAAGTTTAGAAACGGTCGCTACAAGCTTAGAACATGAAATTATCAGTGAATAAATAATTTAATTTATACCGCTTATTAATTCGCCGTTTTTATATAAAGAACATTTAAAGTTCTGCTTGCTAGGTTGGTAACAAATATCTTTATTACTCGAAACTTCATTAAAGAATAAATATTTGCCAGAGCCTCCTACATACATTAAAGTAACTATTAATGCGGATGATGATAATCCCAACAACACATTTAAAAATAAATCGCCTGTTTTAATTACACATTTTTTGTATAATTTAATAAACATGTCGATTAAGAAATAAGAAATCAAAGAAATAAACACCCAATAATTCACAGCACCATTACTAAACATTGGAAGCGATAAATACATTATTGTAAAAGCAAAAACAAATGCACTGAATGTAGGATTTCCATATTTACTGTATTGAATTGATGTGCATATAGTTCCATCGTTCACAATAGGTGACGCTTTAGACATAATATAGACATATTCTCTTACAACACAACAACCTATTAAAAAGCCTAAATAAATTAACCCTTTAAAATTTTGAAATATAAAAGACATAGAGGTTATGGTGATGGCCAGGATTATAGGAGAGAAAAAAGATATAAATACGATTATGTTCATAGGTTGAAATAACTGTAACGGACTATTCGATACGCCGCCTAATTTCATGGTTGATGTTGGATTGACACTGTTCATATAATAATAACGAATAATATATTTTTTACATTATTCATTACAAAATTATTGGATATATTGGATATATTGGATATATTGGATATATTGTATATATTGGATATATTGGTTATATTGGTATATTTATTGGATTTATTTACACAGACACAACCTCTACATAATTAGGGTCATATGCTATATTACACATATTCGACCCTGATGCTAACCATATATATCCTTCGTTCCCCCATTCTGTTCCCCATGAGTTGCGAACAATCCAATACCCTTCGTCAATATTTATACCGACCGCTTGCACACAATGGTCGACATCCATTCCACAAGTGGTAATAATTCCAGAAACATACGATGACCAAGAAGACGCGTCCAAACAAACTGAAATAGGTCCGGTAGAAAATATATGCGATATCATGGAATCTTCATCGGACAATGAATAATAATCAGCCACCGTTACCATATAATCCGCTGAATTTGACGTGCAACTTCCAGTAACATCATAATAAGAAGTGTATGGATATACTTCGTCTGTTTCTAAACCTCCAGCGTTCTTCACATATTCAAATGCCGTTTCGGTATTCCCACCGTCACAACCATCGTCTACCGTATCACATTGGACAATTTGTTCAGGCGAAAGTGCGTCACTTGTAGTTAATAACCCTAGACGAATGGCATCGGATTCAATTTGCTCGGTGGCAGAAAAGGCCCAACAAGACCCACAATATCCTTGGTCTTTAACCGCGGTGGTGTAGACATCCGCCCAATTAACATAACTTTCATTTCCACTATATTTATTTAATTGGATGTTTTTAGCATTGGCATTGGCATTGGTATTGGGTTTATACCCTAATGAAACCTGCTTAAATTCACCACTAGAAAAATCAGCAAATTTGGTAATGCCGTGAACGGCTAAAGTATCGTTACCATTTCGTTCATCAATCACTCGCAAAAAATCTCTAAAATAAATATACCGTAGATTCTCTTCGTCGATTGTTTCATATTTTCTATTATATTTAACTTTAAATTCTTCAAATAAATTTACTATAGAAGTATCATCTAAATCCGCATATTGGATGCGTTCATTCGTAATAGTATCCAAAGAGAGTGATTGTACAGGGCTGCTGGCATATGTCATAGTATAGGTAATCAATGCAGTTATCATACAACCAGCTACAATAAAAATATTACGAAATTTGGAGTAGTGATCTGATTCCTTTTTATTTTGTCTAAATGGTACAAAAGTGATAATCGTTTCGTCTGTTTGTTGATAATATTTATTCATCTGGTAATCTTATACATACTGTAAAGATAACTTTATATAGGTTTGTTATATTGTATTGCACAATATAACAAAAGATGTATATTCTAACTACTATTATCTAACTATTATCTAACTAACTATTGACTAACCTAACTATTCTACTTTTCTAATAAAATTTCCAACGCTTCGCTTATATGACCTACTGAATGAAACTTGATGTCCTTTAATATTTCTTCGTTTTTGTATTTTTCATAGAATTCATCAAAATCCTTTTTGTTTTCTCTCGGATAGACAAACTCCTTCACACCAGCCTTAATAGAACCTAATATTTTGTGGTTCAAACCACCAATTGCTGTTACATCACCTGACATTTGTATTTCTCCAGTCATGGCGGTTCTAGCTTTAATAGGTATATCATTCAATAAACTATATATCACGGATGTTATGATACCACCAGCACTGGGGCCGTCTTTTTGCACAGAACCATCGCCTGGGTGTACATTAATGCCATATTTATTATTTTCACCATCATACATCGTGCGGAGTTTCTGTCTGCGTTCTTCACTAGTTAAATTCCAGGCAACCGTCAATGAAACATGCATACTTTCCCTCATCACTTCTTGTTGTAATCCAGTCAATTTGAGCTCTAAAAATTTATCAGAAGGAAAAAATTTAGCATGAATAGGCAAAGTACCGCCATTTCCTAAGGATGTAGCATACATTCCATTTGCATAACCAACCAAGCTTTCTTCGGGAACCTTTCTCACGATAATTTCATGTTTACCTTTAAAATATTTATTTTTAATATCATCAATGGTTATTTTAACAGGCAACTCATAATCTTTGTCGACATTTTTCAATATATCCAAATTAATTTCCCCTATTATTTCAAACAATTTTTCCTTCAATTTTCGGACACCAGGTTCTAGTGTGTACTCTTCTATAACAAATTTCAAAACATCGTCTTCTAAAAGAATCATATGTTCCAAGTCATTTTTCTTGTATAATTCTGGCAATAAATGCTGCTTACAAATGACAACCTTATCCTCCACTGATAAAGAGTCAAATCTGATTCTATGAACTCTATCTAATAAAATTTTATCAATAGAATCCGCATCATTATACGATAATATAAATAGCGCCTTGGACAAATCCAAATCAACCCCAGAAAAGTACTTATCCTGAAACGTGTTGTTCTGTGTTGAATCCAACAAATGGGTTAATATACCAGTGATTTCTTTACCATTTTCAGTCTTGCTGATTTTATCCACCTCATCAAATAAGATGATGGGGTTCATACATTTTTTGTCAATCAATATTTGAACAATAGAGCCGTAATTAGAGCCGACATATGTGTAACTATGCCCCACCAATGTAGACGCATTGGAATCTCCTCCTAAGGCAATCAAGGCAAACGGTCTACTGTTACCATTTTCGTCTTTCAAACATTCGGACAATCCTTTTGCTAACGTCGTTTTTCCGATACCAGGATTACCTTCAAACCCCAGCACATGTGAAGTATT